TCCTGTTGTAGCAAGATCAGAAGATTGATCGGGGTTATCCCAATATAGCCAAACCTGATGAATAACATTAGGAGATTTAATAGCTCCGTAATTTGCTCTAAATGTTGCTTGCTTGCTTGAGAAATTCCATGTAACTCTTTCAAAAGAAATTGGTTGATTTCCGTTTTGATCTACAATAACAGCATCAAAACCATCTGATCTAACATTGTTCCAAAAGTCATCCCATGTCAATGATAGATTTATTGAAAAGATAAAAGAGCCTGAAGATACAAGACTTGTATCTATCGCTATAGGCATTCTTCTTTTCCAATTTGAACTATACCAAGTCATCTATACACCGAATTGAGATTGATGGGATACTCTAACCTCTAACAATGAGATCCCTGTGTTACTTATACCATACTCTTCACCATCTAGAGATGTAAAATTGACAATTACATCTTCTGTAAGACCTGAAAGGCCTAAAGTACGATCTGAAGTTATTGCTTTTTGAATGTCTCCTGCAAGATTCATGGCATTCTGAATTCTAGATTCTAGAATTTCTCCTCCTGCGTAACATACAATCTGATATACAGATTCTCCTACATATCTTCCTAGAGTTCTCCCTTGTTGCTCTATGGTATCAATAAAAACGATACTAGCAGAAGGGATTTGAGGAGAATGAAGAACTGCACCAATAACAACACGATCAGAAAGATCAAGACCTGAAAAACCACTAGAGAAATCTGTAGCTATTAAAGTCTTCAATCTATTCAATATTGTTACATGTACGATATCAGGCATTATAGATCATCCCAAACTAACATTAAGAAGAGAAGATAACCTATCAGGCAAACGCTCTCTTTCTGAAGATACAGCCCTGCCAAGAAAAAGACGAGGACGAATAAACCGAGTACCAAATTCAACAAAGTCCGCATAATTGACATCACGACCTGAAGAAGATCCTCCTGCTCTTAAAACAACTCTAGGAGATCCCATAGGTGCATCAATAAGACCTGTTATAGATGATCTCAATCTTCCAGTTCTTACTTTTGGATATGAAGTAGCGTTCAGTTTTGCTTCTCTTTCCATACTCAAAGCGGAAATTGTTAGAATCCTTTCAAGTTCATCTAACAATCTATTATCCGCTTCTCTGACACGCTTGAGAAAATCATCAAAGGATAGTTGAGACATTTCTATATCCTCTCAATATTTCTTTGACCTCTTCAGGCATTGTTCTAGGAGAAAGAGTAACTGTAGAATTCCTTTGAGTAACCGATACATTCCCTTGATTGCTTTTTGCACGCTGTAAATGAGAACAATACACACAAATAGCATGAACCAAATCAGAAGGAGGGTTTGAAGTACTGAAACCAAAAGAACCTACAATTTTAATTGCTCTAAAACCACGATCAAAAGTATCAGGAGAGGTATCATCTAAGATCACTCTTCCCAATTCCTTATCTATCTCATATTGAGATGAATCTAACAAAGTATCAGAACCATAAACACGATCAACATCAGAATGAATAGATGTTATTGATACAATAGGCTTCAAAGGTGACTGAAGAACATACTCAAGGCCATACATAGAACCATCTGCATATATTGTATATGTTGATTGATCTAAGGTGTAAGAAGTAGCACTATCAGATAAAGGAAAGCCCAAGTATCGAGCAATAAAGCCCTCTACTCGAGCAATAAGCGAAGTTAGATCTGCATCAATAGAAGATCCTTGTATCTCAGGAAGATATTCTTTTAATGTTGATACAGATACTAAACTCATTCATTTTTTTCCTTAAATGTCTCTAGCAGGTACACATTTGAGAACAAATCGAACATTTGTAGCTGATAAAGTACCAGTTACATCTGCTTTGACTTGAATAGCTTCTCCTGCTTCATATCGCTTTGAAACTCCATTTTGAAGATCCATAGGAACAGGAGCATTTTGAGAGAAACCATCTGCCTCTGAATCTGCTGAAAGTAATACTGTAGCATCATCATCTGCGTAGATTTCACAGACAAGCTTAGGAGTAGCACCTGAAGCAACAGCAACATCTGCGATAATATAAGCGGATTCAACACGACAATCAACAGGAGCAACAAGAGCAAGAGTTTTATCTGCATTTGTGATCGCTTCAATTTTTTCTGTAAGTATAAACATTTTTAACTCCTTAAAAATTAGATAGGCAAGTCATAACCATAAACAACATTTTTCACTGCTTCAGCATCAGGAGAATCCATAACAGCACGCATTGTAGATACGATTTGAATAGCACCTGAAGTAATATCTTTATCAGATTCAACAGTTATTTGTCTACGTAGGTATTGATACCAAGAATCTGTATTAAATACCAAAAATCCTGTTTTGTCTTTTGTAACATTATCATACAATCCGTTTCCATTCATATCTGCACCAATAAAGCTAGACATAACAATAGGAATACCTGCAAGAGAAGCTAGTTGACCTGTGAGAATCGTTGCTTGTGCTCCAAACTTTTCAAGAGTTACAACTTGATCCAATTGAAGGAAGTTTGCAACAAGAGCCTCAGGAGATACAACACAAACTTTATTTCCAACAGCAAGTTCTCCAAGTTGCGCTACAGCATCCATAAACCCTGCAAAGGTCATAGCAGATCCTGCAAAGTCTTTGATAGATGATTTATCAATAGCAGATGCTCTCATACCTCTGAATAAACGTCTGTGATCAGCAGAAGATCCAAGTCCTGAAGCTCCCCATCTTTCTCTAATATTCCAGTTTGCAATATCATCTTGATGAGTTACAGCAGAATCACCGTTGATCATACAATCTTCAAAAGCATCTTCAAGGTCTTGAGCGATTTGACGAGACATAGCAGGAATGATCGCAAAAGCAGAATCTTCTCCTGAAGCATCATCAATATTCATAAGAGTAGCTAAACCTTTTGCTCTAACAGTTTTTTGAGCGGTTTCTATTGTACTTGCTTGATACTTTGCAAGATCATCTGTAATTTGTCCTTTGATATAAGGACGACCGCCTCTATTCAACTTTGGAATAAGAAGAGTTTCACGTTCCATTTGTACAGAAGGCAACAAAGCACGAAGGCCTCTAGGAATTTGAAATGTTTGATACAAGTCTGTAGAGAATTGATCAGGAATCCATTCAGCACCTACTCCTGCGTTATCTGTGAAGGCTTTGTTTACTGCGTCTTTCATAAAAGCAGGAGCCTTTTGAAGATGATTGTACAATTTAATATCTGCTTTTGGAGTATGAGGATCTTTCATCATCATACGAGCAAGACTTCTTTGTTGTACCATTTCACAAAGATCAGCATGCCATTGATTTGCATAAACATCCGCATCTAACAAACCTTTTTCCTGAATGTTTACACGTCCTTGACCTGTAATATTCTTAGATACGTTTTCTGTATTCCATTGTACAGAAGAATCTTCTTTGATGTATTGTTTCAAAGCATGATCATTTGTACCTACTTCAGGCTTAACAATAGTGTTTTGACCTTCTGCAAGTAACTTTTGTGCTTTCTTCAGATCTTTTACTTGATCTTCAAAGTTACGCAAACGATCATCAGTGTTTTTTTGATGTGAAACAATGCCTGCTATAAGGCGTTTTGCTTCTTCTATTTTGGTGTTCATAGGTTACTCCTATTTTGACGTTAAGATATAGGCAAAAGCCTCTATTAAAGTATCGAAATTCTTTTCTTCTGTGGATTCATCAGAGTCTTCTGCTTTTTCCTCTTCCTCATCCATCTCTTTTTCTTCCTCTTTTTCATCCATTGCTTTTTCTTCTTCTTCTTCATGCATTCCTTCTTCTTCAATCTCTTCTTCTTCAAGTGCAGATTCTTCTAAAGGCATCTTTGCAAATTCAACAATGTAGCGATCATCTTCTTCAGATACAGATAAGATATGTTTTCCAACAAACATATTTTCTTTGATGATAGATTTGACTTCTTCAACAAGTTCTTCTTTGATAGCGTTATAAAACTTTTGCTCTAACATAGTTGCTTCTCCATTTGCAGGAATTGTAACAATAGATACTTCTAGCAATTCAGATTTGCTATAGTACATGCCTCTCTTCCCATAGTATTTATTATCTTCAGGAAGTTCTGATCTTGATTTGCTTTCCAAAGGTCGAAAACCAACAGAAACAGCATTCATGAATCCTTTTTTCGCTTTTCTTTCAACTTCTTTCGCTCTTTCATCCTCTTGATCGAATTGTACGTCAATAACAAGTTGACCATCTCTGACGTGAACATTGCCTTTTCCTATCGGTAATTGATTTGAATCGTGATTGAGCAAAACAACAGGATTCTTTTTATAGTTCTCTAATATCCATCCCTTTTGATCGATAATATCACCATAGCGATCAGGAGAAGAAGTAGAAGCTACAAAAGAAACGGTATCCTGCTTTGATGTTGCAGGTTCTGTTCTTTTCATAATGTACGTATACTTTTTCATAGAATCCTCCCTTGAAATATACCAAAGGCGATCAGCGATAACAACAATTTGAAAAAAATAATACAATTTATTGTTTTTTTTGTTGCAT